TGTTATCACCTCTTTCCCATGTTCTTACGGTAGCTTTCCAATCTTTCATTGGGTTCTTGCCAACTTTCCAGCCGTTAGCCGTGTAATAGTCAAACCACACTTGGGCATTCACACTATTCTTTCTTTCTCGGCAATAGGCTTGTACCTCTTCCAAGGTGGGCTTAACAAACCTTATATATACTTTCTTATTCTCTAGATTATTTATATCTAGATTATTGGGTAAACTTTGTTGTACACCCCCCGTACAACTTTGTTGCACACCCTGTACAACTGAGTTGTACACCCCATTAAACTTTGTTGCACGGTATTCACAAAACTTTACACCATTAACAACCTTGTCAATTTTCTCTAGATAACCCTTGTCAATCAGAGCCTTTAGGCACTTAACAACACCTTGCCTTGTGCTATTTGTCCAATCCGCCAAGTATTGCAAACTACCATTAAACACTTGCCCCTCCAACTGAGAAAAGCCGTAGATGCAAGCGTATATCAGAAGCTCGTTGCCCTTAAGTTGTAGGTCTGTCAGCATCCAGCCCTGGACAACAATATAGTTTCTTTCATTCACCTTGCTTTTCCTCATCGGTTTGCCTCTAACCAATAGCGGTCATAAGAGGATTTCTTGCCGGTTACACTATGGACAAATGGGATATGCTCGTTTCTGATGTTATATCCGTCCTTGCGTAACAAGAGGATATACTGTGACAGCCTTGTGCGTTTGTACTCTGCAATAGCTTCAAGGCTTGTAATACTGCCGTGGGCTTGTAAATGCTTCAATATAATTTCTTTCATTTCTCCGCCTCCTTATATAACTCCATCCAATCATCCAAACGCATGGTAACTAGCCACCCCTCTCGGTTCTTCCTATGGAATACCGTGGGTATCTCACCCTTGGCATCATTGACAGCTTGTGCCATAGCCTCACTTACATTCAGCCTCTCTACCCTCTTGCACTCGATATGAATACCAGGAAGATTAACTAGGTCAGCCTTGCCATCGTCTGCCTTGCCGTTGTACTGTACGGATCGTCTAGTGTTATAGCCGTATTCGTTCAACTTCTTGGCAAGCTCCCTTTCTCCGGCAGCTCCCTTGCGTTTTGAATTTACCGCCATACCCTCACCCCCTTAAAAGGGCAAGGGTTCATCATTATCAAGCACGGTAAAGTTGTTCTGCTGATAGGGAGGCTCACCCTTGGAAAAGCCATCGTTTTCCTCTTTCTTTCTCTCGCAGAAATGAGCCTGGGACACAACCACCTCAACCACCGTCCGCTTTTGTCCGTCCTTGGTTTCGTACTGTCTGCTCTCCAATCTGCCCTCTAAGAGGATTGCAGAGCCTTTGCCAAAGTAATTGTGGATAAACTCACCTGTCTTTTCCCATGCCACACAGGGGATGAAAGAAGCTCCATTGTCCTTACCGGGCTTGTCGCAAGCAATGTTAAAGGAAACAACAGCCTTGCCGGAATTGGTACGGCGCAGTTCTGTGTCAGCGGTCAAACGGCCCATAATAGTAATGTGATTCAACATAAATTAGTCCTCCTCGGTATTGTTAATTTGGTCATTGGTATTGTTAATTTGGTTATTGTTCTTATAGAAAGGGCATTCCCGGTAGTAAAAATTGTTATCAATCAGCACCACGCACTTTCCGTCCTTATACCCAAAGCAATCCTCACGATTGCAAGCTGGGTCATTCCTTAGATATGTCATAAATCCTCCCATTTTTTATAAATCAACTTGTTTTTATCCCAGTTGGGGTATTTGCTGCGGAGGTAACGCTCCGTGTAGGCTGCGATTGATTGGCGTCCAGATCCTTGGTCATAATCGGTGTGGCATCTTTGGCACATGGTAACTATGTTTTCCTCTATGCCCTTGCCGTTTTGGCTTCTTCTGATATAGTGGGAATTGGGCATTGCATAACGGCTACCACAGATAATGCACTTACCGCCATCTCTCTCCCATACACGGTCTTTTACCTTTTGGGTAATGTCACAGGCTTTGGCTCTTTTGGATTTCACTTGCTCTCCTCTCTCCACACGAACAATAATCGTCCGCATTCATTGTGGGGTCTGCATGACCGCCAAGGTGGAATCTGCCATTGGTACAATCTCCAAAGCCGTCCTCCATGTGAAGCCAGTACTTGCAATCCTTGCACCGAACAACCACCACGGCATCCTTAGTTTTCATATAGCAACGCCCTCTCACTCTCAGTTAGAACATTTATGCCCATATCGGTTGCCTCTTGGATAACAGAACCCAACAAGCGGTGCATTTCTGCGGTGTCATAAGTTGAGCTGCCGTAATACAGACATACTTTTTTACAGCCCTCAATTTCCTTGCCGGGGATAAAATCGACAACCTCACCAAACCAACCAATACCCTTGCCGTCCCATCCATCCAATAGGGATTCAACGGCTCTTTCCGGCACAGCCACAAAGTCGCATCGACCGGCAATCTTTATATGCTTTCGGTAAATATCCTCTTTGGACACATACAGGTGGGATTCTGCAAGGGCTTCGGACATTTGCGTACATAGTTCCCAAAGATAATCGTTTGAGTTCTTGCTGCGCTTCTTGCGGAATTTTTTAATGTCCAGGATGTAGCGGATTCCCTGCTTTAGCTTCTCGCAGATCCCTCTTGCGATTGTGGGGCTGGGTACTTGAAACGATACCCATACCCCCGTAGCATCCATCATCCATTTAGGATTTTGAACCTCTACCCTCATTTGTTACCCCTCACAGCATTGCCAAGAATGGTAATGGCTTTCTTAATAATGGGGTCTGTCTTTTCATTGCACCAAAGCCAATCAATGTAATTGCCATCGGTTTTCCAAATCTCACCCAGGGTCTTACCGCTGTATTTGCCAAAGGTGATAACGAACCCGGCAGCATCTTGTACGGTTTCCATCTTCACCTCTGGGGCATCCTGTGCCGTTGTGTATTTGCTTCTGTCTTTGGAAAAGTAAATGTCAGCACTCATGCCCAAAGCCTTACAAGCCGTTCCAATGGCATCAGAGAGAGCCATCTTGAAGCATTCATCACTAGTGTGCATTCCGTTCCGTTCCTTGGCAACGAACATCGAGCCACCCATACCGGGGACACCCTCACTCCACTCTCCGTCTTGCTTGTAATACAAGAGGATATCCACGAAAGCTGCCACCTCGTCATTTGCACCGGGGATTGTATAGGCTTGGGCAATTTGGAATTTCCAACCGATACCACAGGGGCCGAATACCTCGGTCAGCCGTTTCATCCTCCAGCAAGGGTTAATGTCTGTGAAGCCTTTAAGCCGTCCGGCTTCAATGGGCTTCTTTGCCTCGTCAGCGGTCTTTTCAAGGGCTTGCCAAATTTCCATGTTATCCATCGTCATTCTCCTTATTCTCAAATTTCAAAGGGCAATCAAAGCCAATTGTGTGTCTTGGTGACGGCAGGTACTCACCCGTCCGCTTGCAATATTCTCTGTCCGGCTTGTACTCCGTTCCCATCAATGGGCATCGGTAACAGCACACATCGTCCTCCGGGAATGATATGCAAACATACGCCTTGGTGTAATAACGCACACCGTTTATAAAATCTTTCATCAATCCACCTCGATATATTCTGTATTGTCCTCGATGCACTCCAAGCAGAGCCAAATGTCAACCTCTCTTGTGACATAGTGCATAGCTGAATCATCCTGGATGTGCTTTTCACAGCAATCACATTGGGGCCGTCTTGCCAGCCGTAGATCCTGTGCCTCCATGTAGCGCTCGGCATCTCTCACAGGATCGTTAGTTCTGTACATCATCTTGCTCATCCTCCCACTCAACATCACTCTTCATATACTTTGCCACCGCCTTGGGCAACGGATAACCAATGTACTTTTCAATCTGCTTGTGGTAGTCACCGTCTGTTTTATCGGTTGCAACGGAAATAACTTCGTGGATCTTAGGCTTACCCGTCAGTACATCCGGCACGGAAATCAAATCTCCCTCATTTACTACCCACGGAGGGGCAACGCAGAACATTCCATCTTGGGTCAAAACGATATCAATGTACTTAGTCATTAGTTAATGCCCTCCTTAATGGCTGCCATCCGCTCCATCTGTGCGGTAAGTTCCTTGTTCTTGTCATGGAGATAAGCGCACTTGTCAGCAATCTGGCGGTTAGCCTCTTTAAGCTCCATTACCTCTGCTCTGCGTTCTGCCCTTGCAACTCTAAGCATTGCGTACTCAGCTCCGCTCACCAGCGCCAGGACAACTACCAAACCAATCAAAACATACAACATAAAAATGCCTCCTTTTATTTTTAGCCCTTGTAATATTGACTAAGGGCTTGAATTACTTTTGCCTCTGCCTTTTTTCTTTCCTCTTCCGTGAGGATGGGTCTTTCGATGATTACCGTGCAGTTGGATAACCGCAAGGTTCTTGTGGTGTATTTAGTTTCTTCCATGAGCTGCCTCCCTCACTCACTTATTCGACTTGTCGAACTTTTGGGGTAAAAAAATATACGCCAATTTCGTTGATTGAAATTTTGAGTGCTTCGCAAATAAGGTAAACTTCTAGGTGTCTAAAATTAGCCTTGTTGCTCAGCTTCAAGCACATAGATGATTTAGCGATTCCAATATGCTTTGCAAGGGTTTCCTGGGTAAAGCCACATTCCTTGATTCTTCCTAGCAGCTTTGAATAGTCAAATTGCACCAACCTTACCTCCTTTCCTTGTTTTGCCCTGCCATCATCAGACCGTGTAGGGCTATTCACGGTGACGGGCTTGCGCCCGTTTCGGCTATTTCCAAAAGTATTGAACTGAATAGTGTTCAAACTGCTGTTTGGTGAGAGTGTTGGTTTCAACGAGTTTGAGGAACTTGCGCAGATCGTCAGCATGGTGTAATGCATTCAGCCTATCTTCCTCAGCCTCGCAGAACACGGACTTAGAAAACTTTTCCCATTGCGCTATTTCTTTTTTGATACCAGGTATCCATTCCTTTTTATTGATGTCGATAATTTGGTCACCGGGGATTCTTCTCCATTCGTCAAAAGTGTATCCCTTGTACTCTTCACTTGTGTTCTTCATAATAATTTCCTTTCTCTGCGTGTTCGGTGTGTCGAACTTTTAATGTAAAAAAATATGTCAGCTTCGTTGCTTGTTGTTTTGTTGCGTGTTCGAGGGTTCGAACTAATAGTAGCACATCGTGTCGGAATTTGTCAAGAGAAAAATTCGAAATTTCAAAAACTTTTTTTCGACAGTACGAACTTTACCCTTGATTTCCTAAAATTTCAATGTTATTATGTCATTGAGGAGGTGATAAGGAATGAACCTTGAAATTATAGAGCCGTGTTCTGTTAGAATAAGAAAGGCGCTTTCTATAAGAAATATGACACAAACAGAATTATGCGCCAAAGCAAAGATTTCAAAAAGTTCCCTAAGTGAATGGCTAAGCGGTAAACACGAACCAAAGCAAGATAAGACCTACATACTGGCACAAGCACTTAATGTTGACCCTGTGTGGTTGTGGGGATACGATGTGCCAATGGAGAAGCAAGCGCAGCCGGAGCAAAAGAAAATCCCCCTCACCGAGGAAAGCCTCAATGAGGGAGAAAAGTTGTTGTTACAGTTGTTTAGGCAGATTCCAGAGGACAGGCAGCCGGAGGCATTGGATCTTCTGCGAGTTGCTCTAAGAATGCAGAAAAAACCTTAATAGCCGTCAGCACAGCTTGTTCCGCATTATCGTTTTCATAAAGCACATTAAATAGTTCAATCTCGTTTTGACTCATAATTTAAATTCCCCTCTCCCATCAAACAATGCCGAACAAGTGTTCTAATTAAGATTTTAATTTGAATTATCAGAATTGTCAACAATTCGACACGATTTTACACCATGGTAAATCATGCCATAATCAAACATTTGTTTGAGAACATTATTGCGTGGGATATGTCCTATAAGCTGGACTATTAAGAAATGTGGGGGCGCAAGCCGCCAAACTCACCACCCCCACACCGCTGAGTGATAGGCCATTGCTGACCTGGCATTAGTCTATCATTTCAGAGATAAAAAATCCACCGTAATGTAAGGGATTTTTACCGCTTTATTCGGCACTTAAAACGGAAGAGAATTACGGTGCATACCCCCGTATATTACGGTATACCCCCATGTATATTACTGAAATGAGGTATTAGACAATTGAGAAAGCAATATGACACAACAACTAAACCGTACTACCGGTGCCTTTCATGCCCTCGGTTCACAAAATTATCATTATGTGGTGGAAGACCCACTCGTGACATGGATTATAAAAACTGGTGCGAATATATCCGTGATGTTATGGATATAAAGGGATACACCATTGCCTATGTTGCTGAAAAGGCTGAAGTTTCAGAAAAACGCATTGAGCTTATTCGTTCTGCTCGTGATGGACAGGACATTAAAAGAGCCACCGCCAGACGGATCGAGCAGGTGGTTCTTGGCCCGGCAACAAACCACATCTGTGACATGGATTTTGACGCCACCGCTGCCGAAAAGATAGTTGCACTGGAGGCAGAGGTTGCATACTGGCGCAAAGAAAATGACCGCAAGGCAAAGATTATTGATAAATACTTAGAATAAGAAAGGAGAAAGATATGGGACAACTAAAAGACGGTATATACCTAATGTACCTAAGAAAGTCTAGGGCTGATAACCCAGACGAATCCGTGGAAGAGGTTTTAAGTAAACATGAAAAGTTATTGCAAGATTACTTTGTAAGGGAGTTGGGACACCCCATCCCGGAGGATTGCATTTACAGAGAGGTTATATCTGGCGGTGAGAGCATTGCTGACAGAGAAGAAATGTGCAAGGTACTAACAAGAGTAGAAGATCCAAAAGTGCTTGGCTGTGCGTGTGCAGACCCTCAAAGATTGAGCAGAGGCAGCTTGACCGATTGCGATTTACTGATTGACAAATTGCGTTTTACAAAGACCCTTGTTGTTACCCCCGTTATGGTCTATGACCTGGAAAACAAGATGGAACGAAGATTCTTCCAGGATGAGCTTATGAGGGGCCGTGATTACCTCGAATATGTAAAAGAGGTATTATTCCGTGGCAGATATCAAAGCGCCGCTCGTGGCAATGTGGTTTGTCAAGCACCGTATGGATATAATAAGATTAAGATAGGCAAGGATTGGACACTTGAACCTAATGATAAAGCTGATATTGTGCGGATGATATTTAACTGGTATGTCAAGGACTACAAAACCCCCGGACAAATAGCCGTGGATCTAAACCAAATGATGATACCACCATCAAGGGGTAAAGAGTGGGTAAAGGAATCCGTGCTTGTGCTGCTAAAGAATGTTCACTATGACGGCAAGGTGGTTTTCGGCAGAAAAAAACAGACCGTTGTTTTTGAGAATGGCAAAAAGGTTACCAAACGCATAAAACAACAGCCGGAAGATGTGCTTATAGTTGAGGGCAAACACCCAGCAATCGTAGACCATGAAATATTTGAACTTGCCCAGGAGCGGATAGCCGGACGAAGTTATTTAGCCCCTAAGACACGCAGAGAACTAAGCAACCCCTTTGCCGGACTTCTTAGGTGTCCAATATGCGGATATGCTATGACATATCATACAACAACAAATGGTTTCCATTCGTTTAATTGCAAAAAATACTGCTCCAAGGTGATTAAATACAGTGTTTTGGTTAATGCCGTGAAAACCGCATTGCTGACAGAACATCTCCCAATGCTAGAAGCAAAGCTAAAGAATGGTGATGGTGATTCAGCCACGATCCAAAAAAGCCTTGTCGAAAGGCTAGAGAAGCAAATGGCGGACTTTAAGGCACAAGAGACTAAACAGTATGACCTATTGGAAACCGGCATATACACCAACGAGGTGTTCCTAGAAAGAAACACAGCTTTAAGAGACAAAATGACCTTGTGCGCCAATCAGCTTGCAGAGGCAAAAAAGAACATTCCCAAAGCCGTTGATTATGCCGAAAAGATTAGAACATTAAAAGAAGCTGTGGCAGCCATCGATGATGATACCATACCTGCGGACAAAAAAAATAGGCTCTTGAAAGCCGTCATCAAGGAAATGGAATACACGGCAGATAAGAACCAGCCCCACGGGCAGAACGATTTTACGTTGAGTATAAAGCTCAATCTTTAATTTTACCCACATATACTATCTTGTGTGTTCGGATTTATCTGCACACACTAGATAGTATATACCCTAGAACCCTTGATATGACTAGCATAACACAGATTTTCAAAAATGCAATAAAAAAATGGGGAGGCTTAATTGCCTCCCCTTTTTCATACCCTTATGCAGTTTTCTCATGCTGAGTGCCAAAGTAGAACGATACCACCATGGACACGATAATCATAACATTATCAGCATTTATTGTACCCTTGAGTGCCAGGACACAAAACACGGCACACACAACCAGGGTTACAATGGTTTTCACTTTCAGCAGATTGGAAAGGTTCTTAATAAAGTTTTCCATAACATTTCCTCCTTAATTGTGGATGTGGAATTTCTTTAGATCCTTAATATCATGCTCCGCCTCATCCATGCGACCCTCCAACTTAAAGGTGCGCTCAATGAGGTTGTTGTGCTTGTTAACTTTATCCTCCAACTGAGACAATCTGTACTGTGTCAGCTTTTGGGCAGCCAACACGCCAAACAGAGATCCAAGCAGAGTACCGGCAAAGCCAAGCACCGCTACAATAACGGCGTCACTCATTTATGCACCCCCTCAAACCATACCCAGGAGTTTCTTCCAGGTTTTGTTCTTGGCGGTGATTTCACCGTCCACCCAGCACTTGTTGTCCTCTTGAAAAGCTGTCACCGCTGCCGTGAACTTGACACCAGCGATACCGTCAGCATTTCCCACCTCAGTATATCCCAAAGCATACAGACGCTTTTGCACGGGCTTTACAGCTGCGTGTGTGCGGTTTTTACTTGCGGAGAGTGTTACTGTCTTGGAAATAGTTTCAGTGCCAGCAATGCCATCTACGGCTGCTCCCGTGGCTTTCTGCACATCCTTGATAAACTGAGTAAGGGAATAGGTTTCAATTACCACTTTCTCAGCTTCATAGTTGGGTCTGCCATAACCCACAATCTTAGCATAACTAAGAGGATAGGATTTCTCACAGACACCGCCACCATTGGCAATAACACCAGATGCGCCAGAGGTATTGCCCTCAATGGTATAAACTCTGCCGTTCTCCACCTTGGACACAATGCCGGTATGGCTTTCGTTGCCCTTAGTGCCAAAATAGATTTGGTCACCTACCTTGGGTGTATCATACCATCTGCCAGCCTTACGGTAGCAATTCGCAGACCACACACAGCCAGCACCATAAAGCCCCGTTTGGTAAATAACCTCCTGGGCTTTCTTTGCATCCTTGCCGGAGGCAATCCAATGACACCAATCATTGAATACCTCACACCATTCATAGCCATTCTTGTTGGCTTGATAGTAACCGGCATTGTGGAGATCCCGTGCGTACTTTGTGTAGTTTCGGCTGCCGGCATTGCCGGTCTTACTGTCCAGGTCTGCGTTGGATTTCTTTTCAAGATAGCCAACCTCTGCTCTTGCGATGGCTACCAGTTCACTTGCGGTATAACCCATGGTTACACCTCCTCTACGGTGTACTGTGCTTCAATCTTTGCGTTTACTTTTGCAAGGTCATCTTCGGTAAGCACACCCTTTTCCATCCAACCAACGGCATTGAGAATGACCTGGTAGTCTGCCATTTTGCCAACGGCATCCAGCAGACCCTTTTTAATAAAATCTTTCAAAGAAAACATACACATTCCTCCTTAAACATTTCCACCAAGGCTTATAATCGCATTGGTCAGCTTCTCTATGATAGCGCCTGGATTGGCTCTGCCTATAACCTCAATATTCACCGGGGTATCTCCGTCATATACATAGATTGTGTTGACACCATTGCGTGCCGTGATTTCAACCTCACTAGCCTTAACAGATATATTAGCACCAGAGTACGGTTCAAAAGCAGTTGCAACACTACCGAGTTCAATCTGCGCTTTTGCCTTATCTGCAATGGTGGTTGTAAAGCGCATGTAAACAGCATCGTTGGGAACAAGAACATTGTCGCCCTTGCCACCACTGTTGGGGATGCGGGCTTGCGCTGAATCATAAAACATAATGCCGGGTGCAGATCCTCCCGGAAGATAATTTAATGTGATGCGCTGACCACGGAGATGTGTGACAGGGATATAGTTTAATGTCGCACAATAGGTTTCATGCTTTCCTTCGCCGTTGTGAACACCGTTTAAGTTATTGATATAATATCCGTCTGTAAGCGGATATTTAGTGCTATCATACAAATTCTTACCGCAGAGAGTAATCTCACAAGGGACGGATGTTTCATCCACCGTAACAGCCAGGGGATAACCCTCAACAGGCTCACATTGAACCACAGTACCGCTTTCGTGAATAGGAGGACATAGCTTGTCCACCGTGTTTTGGCTCGACCACGGGGCTTTGGACACAGCTGTATCATTTACCACAGCCTCTCTTTTGATAGGGGTGGTTATGGTTGTTCCTCTTATCTTCATGCGTTCACCTCCGTAATCTGTACATCCATGGTGTAATTCAGCAAAGGCTTATCACCGATAGCAAAGACAGTAAGAACACCGTCCTCGTTCTCTGTAACAAAGGCAACATCCTTGTTATGGAAGATTGCCAACTGCTCGACACTAGGCAGAAGATCCACCTTGCTTTGAGCGGTAATACCGCTAATCTTGACAACCTGGGAATGGAGGCTTTCTTCTTCAGTTACCCATTTGGACGAAAGCAGAGTAATACTGCCAAGTCTAGCAGAAGCTCCACCACCAATGCTATCAAAATACTTTTTGGCGTCCATTACATATTCCAGCTCCATATAAGCGGAGGCATCGTTGGAAACTGAGGTGTTGTCCTTGTAGGTGTGCAGAGCGGCATAAGCAGCAAGCTCTTCTTCTGTCAGAGGGGTTTCAATTGGGGTTGCGAGGCGGTACAACATCGTTATGGGATTTTCGGCAAGCCATGTTCTCCACTCACTCAACGATTTTGCAAGGTTAGTATTTACCGCCACGCCGGATGTGTAACTATAAGAGATTTCGTACTTAGTCGATCTATTGCCAATAATGTCTGCGACAAAGTGAGAACAATACACAACTGGGATGTATCTAGCGTGATAGAAATTTGTTACCGGGATATTGAATTGATTTGCACCCTCTGCATAGTACACCCAGCTTTCGTCACTTGAACCGTCATATACTGCCACACCTGTTCTCTGCACATACACACCTTTCGCAAGGTCGATTTCATCACAGATCCAATGCTGACCGTTGGAATCGGTATAATTACCGCCATCTGTAACAGGAATACCCGGCAGACCATTAGGTGTTGAAATGGTCATGCTTTGAGCATCGTTCTCCCCGGTAACATTTACTGTAATGCTACCGCTGTCACCAACACTCACTAGATCCACAGGGTTTTCGGGTGTAGGTGTTCCATCCTGGGTGGTTCTGCCAAAGATACTAAAGCTCCTAAATCCCCTCTTGGCTGCATCTGTTATGGTAATAACCTCTCCGCTTTTATCGTTGTCCACAGAAAATAAGCCATCCTCTAGGGCAAGGATGGAATCTTGTATATCGTTAAGGTTTTTTGCACCTATAACGGTGACATTATCTGTATAATTTACTTTTCTAAACACAGTTTAACCCCCTTGTTCTGTATTCCATCTGCCAACGGCATGGTATACAATCTCAAATTCGACCTCTGTACCTTGTATGGGTCTTATAACGCACCACGATGGTGTTTTGTCCTTATCTCCAGCCCTGAAATGCTCTAGCATAACACCGGCATATACACCGCTCGGTGTAATCGTTGTGGTAGGTGTTTCCGCAAACAATCCATCGACATAATCTTCTTGCTCCTCTGACCCTTCAAAAAGCGCACCCCATGTAATTGTGATGTCTTTGGTGTATCGTTTACGGCCCCAACACTCGGCTATGCCACTATACCACTTGCGGTATGTCCAAAAATCGGATGTGCCTTGTTCAATTATAAAATCTGCAACAGGCATTCCGGCAATGGATATAGGCACATTAAAATTAAAGTCATTCTCTCCCCAATCGAATACCGGGATTCCCTTTGCTATGGTGATGGGTTGGGTTATGGATTCTAATTCATCTCCCACTGTAACATCAAAGCTAAATGCCTCTGTGTATGTTAGCCCACTTATCTGTGCCGTAGCTTCATACTCATTGCCGGTTATAGTTGGTGTTATATAGGTATAGGTTCGTGTGCCACTAGGCTTATAGCCCACGGTTAGTGCGTTACTCTCTCTTCCAAAACTGCCATTATAATAACTGCCTTTAATCGTCAATGTGGCATTACCGCTTGTGGGGTCTGTGCGCCGTGCCACCACATGGGCAGTAAGCTTGATATACGGAATTAGGGTTTTTGTGACCTTGTCGCTGTTGGGGTACTCTCGGCTATCCTTTGCCCAAAAGTCAAATACACCCGTTTCCACATTGGGAATCTCCAAGGTGTCCCCCGTTACCGCTGTGTTGTTTATGGTCTTTGCGGTTATACTGCCAGCATTTTTGTTTAAGGTGGTAGATATTGTACACAAAGCTTTACTGCAATACCTAATAAGGGTATTTTCTGCATCACCTGTAAGGCGTACTGTACTAGGGTTTGTGTCAATAACTGTGCCGGAAACTGTGGGCTTGCATATCGTTTCATCCGTGGTGAAATTCAATTTGCACTCAGTTACATCAAGAGCGGTAAGAGACGATGCGTTATAGGTGTTACAGTATAATTTAGCTTCGCCAGTTTTGGCATTGGGTATCTTTTCATAAAACCATTCCGGGATTGTCCAGTCAGTAATGGTTGTAGCCCTTGTCCTTTCAACAACCGTTGCTGTGCGACCACCAAACGAACAATTGATAGTATGGACAAAGTTTGACGATGCGCTGTTAATGGTTATTCTAGGGTTGCTACCGACATGGGCTGTGGTGCAAGATATGGTGCTGGCTGCCGGGTCAATAGCTAAACTGTAATTGTATGTGGTATCTCTTGAATTTCCATTGCCGGAATAAACCCTTATAGAAAGCGCAGTTGTTCCACTTGTTTTATTACTGACGGAAAGCCAACCCGTGGTGTTGCTTAAAGCGGAACTCCATTGGGTAGGGCTTGCGTTCTTTAGTGTATAAGATGTTTTTGCAGCACCGTCAAGGGATATTTGCACATAAATAGGATAACCGAAATAGTGTGAGCCGGTCAGCGCTCTGCTCGACACAGAAATTTTATAATACTGCGTAGATCCATCACGCTTTTTCTCATACGAAAAGTCAAAATATATTGTGGGGCTGCTACCCCATTGTACATTAGATGCTATTGATGCCATGTTAACCTCCTATAAAGAAGCAAGCCGTTCTGTGATAGTCCGTGCCATTGTTATAATCCTCAAACCGTGCGTTATCGCCAACTATGAGATACTGTCTTGCCGTTAGGTTAATTGCATTTACACCGTCTTTATCAGCAACAAGTACATTTTCACTACCACGGCGCACATACATACCATTGTTGTCAAGGGTGTTGTGCATTTCCTCTCCGTCTTTGTGAATATTTAGACCGTCCTTGTCAAAGGTGTACCCCGTGGATGTTTTGACAGAATCAATCCCACCCACAACCTCGGAAATCTTAATCTCCACCTCTTTGGGGGTCATTACAAGCTCGGACATATCGGTGACTTCTTTTGATAGTCCTGTAAGATTATCTTCAATGGTCTTTGTGCTGGAAACAAGGGCGGATATCTCGTTTGCTTGCTTGTCCACCCTAAGAATGGTCTGCTTTAGGGTCTTGTCCGTTTCACTCGCAGCGGAATAATCTGTGGCTTTTATGGTTGGCTCTTCTAGCTTGCTTGTTTCCGTTAAACCCTGGGTAATCTGCAAATCATCACAAAGCATTAGCACTTTATGCTCCGTGCCGTCAGCGGTCTTTAGGGCAAAGAAATCTCCAAGGTTCAAATAGCCTATACCAAAACTTTCAAGGTCGTACAGCTCAAAGGACAGCCCAAAGAGGGCATTGCAGATACCCTCCATGAAATCCTCACGGTGGGTGTCTATAATTTGGTTATTTTCAATGCGGATCTCACACAAGCCGTGGGCGGTTACACTCTCAACATCTTGGAAATAGATATTGTCCTCCTGGGGTGTTCTTGCAAGCACCACAGAATTGATGGGGCCGAACTTCTTTCCTATCTTTAGGCTCTTGAGGTTCTCCTCGTCTATAACCTCTCCGCTGTCTGTAGGGTAGATTATCGCCAGCTTGTCACCAACAAAACCAATCATACCGCCAACGACTTCCGCAATATCATCAAGAGCATCACGGAAAGTATCGCTGATATCGTACTTTTCCCCATCTATCAGAACATCGCAGTTATAGAATGTGGTATACCCCTTTTCCCATCCCAGGCGGTCACATATCGCATCCAGGTAGTCCTTAACAGTAATACCAACACTGTAATCAAGGGAAAGGTCATAGGGTATCATGCTTTGGAGCATGAAATCATAACATTCTAGGGAAATGCCATGTGTTTCCTCGTCCTTTTTAGATTCTTTGATTAGATAAGATCCATACTCAATATAGGAATAATCAGCATCACCAGGGGCCTTAACACCAAATTTGGGGGTTCTTATGGTGTTATCTTTCGTGACTTCACCGATGCCAGTAACAGCTTTTCCGGCAATAGCCAATCCAACAATAGCGCAAGTGTCCTCTAAAAGTTCCCCATCTAGTTCAATATCGAGGCATTTCATAACAGTTTTAAGCAAAGAACCCTCAAAATGAGGGTTCATGCTTATAATCTGTTCTTCCTTGTAAATGACATCGTTGTAAACAAATGACGCCGTTATTTCCTTGCCGTATTTGCTAATGGCTTCTTTGAATCCCACGGTATCACCTCTTCTTGTTTGCTATGATAGAAAAGCTCATGCCCTTGTGGTACATATAATGCTGTTTCTCTAGCTCGGCTGTTACATCACCGAAATAGAAACTTGCCGTAACCAAATCCATTTTACCAACATCGTAATACTTTACATCTGCGTTTGATTGCATGGTTAGGTTAATAATGGCGCTTGTGTCCTCTTCGGACATTCTGCCAAGCTCAACGGTAATCTTAGGAAATATGCCGATAAGAGTACCCTTATTCTCACCAGTCATACTTCTGCCCGTATCGGATGACCACAGCTTGTGATAGCCGACCTTGTAAGCCGTTTTCTTGCCCAATGGGACATAAGAGCCGTTGGGGTATGTTCGTCCGTTATAGGCTATCGTAGAGCCTGTGCCGTTATATATCTGCAATAGTTCTCCGCTAAACACACCATCACGCTCCATTCATGGCAAAAGCCTTTTTCTTTTGGATATCTACCACATAGGTTGCAATCTTCTTTCCGTCCATGTAAATGGGGATCGTAACATTACCGCCTATCTTATCGGCTAGAATATCCATCCACTCTGTATTGTTTTCCAAGGGGAGGACGGCTTCTGCGCCAGCCTCACCGATGATAGCCGGAACACCTCTGCCGGGTCTGTTGACAATACCGCCAACTGCCAGCTTGGGGATCTCCGGGATTGTCAGAGGGTTGTAGCTCCACAATCCCTTGAACGGAGTAACACCGGCAACGTCAATACTGCGGATCTTGTTCAGCATACCGTTTATGGCATTAAAGGGAACACGAATAATTTTGTTTATGCCGTCAATCAGCTTGTTCACAATAGTTTTGAATGTGTCGGAAATGCCAGCTTTTATGCCATCGAATATCTTTCCCTTGCTGGAGAATACATCTTTTACTTTCTGCCAGGCATTGGAGAATTTTTCTTTGAACCACTCACCGACATTGGAGAATTTTTCTTTTATAGCCGTCCAGATATCGGTACAGGCTTGCTTCACTCGGTCGATTGCACCGGTAATTCCGTTGCAGAGGCCGTCTATGATATCACCGCCAAAATCAGCCATTTTTTTGGACGGAGAATGGATATCGAAAGCCTCTTTGAATCCCTTTTTGAACGGCTCCCAGATATTTTCCTTTATCCAAGTTCCAATGGTTTTAAGTCCATCTACGATACCATTTTTCAAGCCTTCGATAATCTCGCCAGGTGTTCCCTCCCAGTCAACATATTCGCTAACCTTAGTTCTCAGGGTGTCCCACAGATTTTTTGCTATCTCTTTTATCCTCTCCCAAGCACCGACCAGTGCCTGTGCCAATGCTCCAAGGATAGAACCAATAAGCTCAGAAGCGCCGGATAGGAAATCTCTTCCCTCTGAGGTAAATAGCAGTGCTATAATCGTGGCTAGTGGGTCTGTCAAGATGATAAAACCTAGTATGGCGGAGATTAGCCAATCCACTACGTCTTTGCCAATCTCGTTCCAATCCATCTCTTGTAAAACCTGTGAAATACCACTGAATAGACCACCTATAAGCCGTGCCGCAGCTCCCAATATTGTCATGGTATCAAGGTTTAGTCCAAGTCCAAGTAGGAATGAGAAAATACCGCCTACGGCTTTTCCTATTCTCTCTCCCGCAGATTTCCAGTCAAACTCTTCTATTCCTTTGGTAATCGTTTCACCAAGGGTTTTACCTGCACCGTACCAGTCACCATCTAGGATTTGCTGTCTCATTTTCTCAATAAATTTGGGAAGATTATCCATAGATTCATCCAGGGTGGCAACGGGATCTCCACCGCCTCCGCCGGATGTATCTGCAAGTTTATTCTGCTCGTCAAATCCGGCAGACTGGGCGGCTTTTGCTGCACCAGTTGTAGCCTTTGCCTGTTTCTTTAGTGCTGCTTCATTTGCCCTGGCGATAAAGTTTATACCCGACAATGCTTGTGCAAGTGCATTTACAGCCGTTATCGCACGAATGATTAGATTGATAAACCATTCAATAACCGGCCCCAACACTTGTCCCCACAATGCTTTAAGGGTGTTCATTTTACCCTCTAGCTCGGTATTTACTGCAATATACTCTTGCGTGGCTGCACTAATGGATCTTGTTGCTGCCATTATTGCCATCATAATAATATGCATCTTGCCCATGCCTCTTGCACCACGCTCGGTTTCCTTGCTGACCTCCTTGGTGTTTTTGGCTGCCTCTTTCATGGCTTTGCCACCCTTTTTGCCAGCATCCTCCGCCTCGTCTCCAAAGTCAGCAGCCTTTGCCTTGAGCATACCCATAGTATCACTCAGCTTTTGATAAGCCGGGTTTGCTGCTAGGATTTGCTCTTTGCTTAGGCCCGTTTCGGCAGCAACACGACCGGCAGAGGCTTCTATTTGTGCCATCTTTGCCGATGTGGCATCCAGCATAGAATTATACTGTGCTTGGGTTTGCACCTTTGCTAGAGCAGAATCGGATTTTACCTCATTGTCCACTTGTTTGGAGGCAGCCATAATACTTGCCTGTTCTGAAAGTTTAGCCTTGGCAGAATCCAACATGGATAGATATTCTTGCTCTTTTTGGTTCAGTTCATCTTGCTTGGCTATAAGTGGGTCAAGCTCTTGTGCAGCTTTTGCATCAATATCCTCTCTGTGGGAAAACTCCTCCGGGAATTGTGCATCAAACTCCAAATCCTCATGGTATTTAGCCATTGCGTTATCCACTTGTGCATCTACCTGGGCTTGTTCTTTTCGTATGCCAGCAAGCTTTTTTTCAAGCTCTTTAATTTGCTGCTTTAACTGAGAATTGTCTAATGTGGTTTCAATTCTTATGCTACCGTCAGCCATTGGGAATCACCCCACCTCAAAAAGTTTCTCAAATTCATCTATGGCATCTTGTTCTGCCTTTGTGAATTTCTCCGGCAACGCCACTGCCCTCTTCGCATTTGCCATCTTATTCCTTAGTTTAGGGTCTTTAAGCTCCTCTAGGTCATAGTTGCGTATCTCTCGCACCCTTGACATTACGGAGCGGTCTGTAAAGCCTTGTATCAAGTGGATATACTGCCAAAAATGCATATCCGTCCTGGATAGGTCTATTTGGTAATCCGACATAAAAGATGCGACAATATATTTTTCGTCCTCCAAAAAGTCCATATCCTTATTGCCGGAAACTTGGGTTTCTTCCTTTTCTCCGCAACGGAGATAGTCACCAGCAATCCGCAAAAAGTCCTCCAGGTGTTCTGTAGGCACTTCACCAAACAGAATATATATAACCGCTAATGCTCGTTCCTCATCACAGATGCTTGGATCGTCAATAACTTCAAAGCATCGCAAGGCTTCTCGGTAATCTGTGTTTATCTTATAACGGACACCGGCAACCTCGGCATATTCTGGGTATGTCATTTCAACACACCATCACTCTTTTTGGTGTACTTTTCCTTGATTCTGTCCATAATACCGCTGGCGGTCAGCTTCATCTTCTCAAAATGAGGGGTGAGCTGTTCAAACAAATCATCATACATTTCCACATAGTTTCTATCGCCAAAAATCTTCTGGCAAGCGCCCTCTCCCAAGAAAGCATCCATAGCAACTCGCATTTCCTTAAATGCAGCTCTGTGGGCTTCAAGTCTTGCCTTTTCGTTTGCGGTCATGATTTCTCCGTCCAATCGGTGATCCTCTTTCTTTTCGATAATCACCAGCTTTGCACGGAGTTCTCTGTATACTCTGTTTACCTCGTTAAATGCTCTTTCACACTTAAAGGGCAATTCGATATCCACAAGGTCAAATTCAATGGTTTCTCCCTTGTCGTTAACTTCAATGGTGTAAATGTCTTTTCTTTCAATGCGTAAACTTTCCATAATCATACCTCCAAAAGATTGCCCACCCAGGGGTTAGCCTAGGTGGGCGGTGTTATTAACCTTTAGCAAAAGTAACCTTGCCACCCTCAATGGTAGCTGTACCCTGCTCGGGATCGCCATTCAAACCAATGGTGTAGGTCAGCTGCACATTGCCGCCACCCTCTCCGCCAAAGTCGCCAAGCTGAATGACACAAGCGTTCTTTTCAGCCTTGTATGCGTTCTCTGCACCATCGTACAGATAGACAAACAGCACCTCTGTCTCCAATTCTGCACCAACAGCTCTCTTCTGGCGCAGACCGTCAATATAGGTAAACACAGGTTCACCCTTATAGCAGGTCTGTGTGCCGTCCAGGGAGGGGGCATAGGAATCAACGGAGGAATATGCGTTATCCTCGTCAATGTACTGCTCAGTGGTCACATTGGGGTTATAGGAAACATTCTGGGAGGTAATACCCTTGCCCATCTTTGCCCAAGTGGCTTCACCATCACCGGGGGTGGTGTTGATAAATGTGGCAAACAGACTTCTTTTAATCTTTTCCATAGCCATATTAAATTACTCCTTATCGTAGATTAGTCGGCATTGTATCTGATATCTTGCGTTGGAAAGGTCGCCGGAAACATCAAAGAGATATCCGCTTGACATTGCCTCAATCTTTGTGGCTGTCAATCCCTCACGCATGACCGGCAGATTGCCTTTTTTTGTTTGCTCGTCTAGCCAATCGCTGAAAGCCTCATAAAATCCGCTGTTCTCTAAATTATTTCTCGTTTCATCCGAATAATAAAACCTGGATGCAAAAACAAACACAAATTGTCGCTCTTGCGATCCGTCAAGGTATGTTTTTAGAACAGAATTTACCGGCACTCCCTCAATAGAGTATGTGTCTGTGGATTCCGGCAGAAAGTCAACATTGACAGCTGCCAACTCAGCAAGGCATGGACAAGTTAGGATAAAATTCTTGACACTTTCAATTATTTTCACGGGCTAATACCTCCTATATAGGCTTCAACGGAATCTATGATGCTGTCTTTGTTATCAATCCAGCACCGCTCCACCCATCGGGGGCCACGCAACGGCGCACCCGTGTAATTCATGCCCCTATCCGTTAGAACTTTTGGGGTATTGGGACGGCTCCAGAACCGCCCACTCCGGGGGTCATAAAATGCACCCTTGCCCGTGATAGGGTCAACCATCAGTTTACCGTACCAATGGTATCTTGCGTATGGTGTGTTATAAATTATCCCATCCCAACTAGGGGTTGGGTGTGCGGAATTTTTAAGGGGGCCACTCCTAAAAGGCACATAGGGGTCACTCAACCGCATAAGCTCACTTGTGAAAAACCGCTGCACGGGGCCTCTATCTTGTAAGCCTCGTTTTTTCAGTATGGTTTCCACATCAGAGAAATCAACTGATATATTAAACATCAGCCAATCAGCGTGATATTATCCACGCCACTCCCACAGATATTCTCCTCAACAGCCTTAACCACCATTACATCACCTTTAAGGTCTTTCCATGAGGTAATATCGGGGGCAGAGCCTTTTACAACTCTGTCCCCAACATATACATCCCATGTGACACCATATTGGGAGGTGGTCAACTGCGAGGCGACCGCTTTGTAGGTGTCGGATCTCTCTGTGCCTTTACCAGCCCCGGTATTAGCTGCGGTATGCATCCAATACCAGCCAGGTACTTCCTTTTTGCTGTAAACGTCCGCTCCGTCCTCAACAAAATGGTGGAAGATAGTTATGGTATGGGGGAACATCATTTCAGCCCCCTATACAACAGCCCAGTGCCTCTAAGGTAGATTTTAGCCTTGGAATACTTTTCAAGCTCCCTCTGCTTAAAACTAACCTTTGACACGGCATAAGATACAGAATGGTTGCCAACGGATTCCGAAGATACCACATTGGCAACATCATCCTTTTCTTGCTTATAACACACATCTGCAACAGCGCACTGTGCAAGCTTTACCTTTGCCATTATCTCTTCAGTAAGGTCTTTGATATGGCTGTGGGTAATATAGTCCAAATAGGCACTTGCCTCAACGGCTGCCCTCTCATAGGTGGGTGCATCGGGTATGACGCTCCCCTTATAATCGCTTATATAAAAGTTATACTCTGCGTACATACCCTAGCACCTCCAAATTACTTAGTGTGGCAGTAGATACCGTTCTTCTTGTTGTCCAGTACCCATGCATCGTGGTAGATACGATAATCCACCTTGTATGCATCAGCAGACTGGTTGGTATCGGGGTCAAAGACACGGATCTTGCCGTGCTTAATCAGCTGAATTACGGAGGCACGGTCAATAATCATAAAGTTAATGTCCTTTGCACCCTCTGCCTTTGCATAGCCACCGGCAGCCTGGTCATCCTTGCCGGACAGAGTGTCAACAGCAGTATAGAAACGGGTCTGGGGAACTTTCGCAATGGGCATCTCATCAAAAGAGCCAAAGTTGCGGTTGGGGTTCTCGGAGGGGACAAGGGTTCTCTGGAAATGCTCGGTGTCATCCTTGACATAGCCGTAAACGGTGGGGGTCATAAAGAGGACACAGTTAGCCAGGGTGACTTCCTTTTCCTCCATTCCAACCTCTGCGGTTGCAATAGCGGAAACAGTGGTCTTGTTGGTCAAAGTAGCCTCAACCTTAGTGCCAGCGTTGGTTGCATACTTAGCAAAGCGGATGGCGTCAATTTCGGGAGTAACCTTGATACGGACAAACTCACCAGCCAAAGAACCAAAGGCAAGGCCCATAGTCTCCATATCATCCATGGCATCAATCTGGAAAGTACGACCACGGTCATACTCAAAGGTGTAGGGCTTCCAGGTCAGGGTGAGGTCACCGGAAACAAAGCCATCGGCACGGGAGTAATCACCCAGACCGCTCATGGAGGTCTGTGCAATCAGCACGGTCTTTGCATCGGCAGTTTCACGCACAAGTGCATTGGGGGTGTCCAGGATGGAGGACACAGAAGCGTAAGCATATACCTGGTCAAGCAGAGGCAGGTACTTAGTGATAGTAGTAATAGCGTTAGCCATAATTCATTTCTCCTTAATTTGTTTTAGTGGGAGGCAGACCCAAAGCAGCTCTCATCTTGTTAATATCGGCTGTATTATCGCCACCAGTGCCATGGTCTAAGCCACTAGCACCGGGTTTTGTTTCACCCTTGAAAAGATAGGGTTTTGCGGTTTTAATCGGCTCTAGCTGGTCTGCAAGCCCCACAATGCCGTTATCAGTGATGGTAATGGCATCCATCTTTAGATGGGGCAGAATATCCGTGGGGTCATTAGCACCAGCCTTGGTCAATTCAGCCATAACAGCAGCATTTTTCAGCTTTGCTTCATACTGAGCTGTAATGTTTGCTACCTCGGTTTGGTTGGTGTTCTTAATGTTCTCAATCTCTTGTTTCAAAGCCTCATTGTCGCCAGCATTCTGCAATGCAGTTTCAAGCTTGGCGGAGGTATCGGTCAACAGAGTTTGAGTGTTGTTGAGCTGGGTTTCAAGGGCTTCATACTTGCCCTTGGACACATACTCACCGCTAGACAGGTCTGCAAGCTTAATATCCTTGTCTTTCAGCTCCTCTGCAACGGTGGTATAGGTTTCCTCACTCAAGTGGTCTTTCAATACTTCAATATTCATACTTTTAACTCCTTTGTTTTTATATGAGGTGTCACCTCTAGAGTTGGCAGTTTATGTGCCGTACCGGGCAATGTTCCGTTCTTTAAGCGACTTAACGGTGGTCATATATCAAAGAGGGTTATTCAGCCTTTGCCTCTTCCTCTTCAATAGCCTTTAACAGTTCATCATAGCCACGCAGGATTTCCACCTTATTGTTGAATTTCTGCGTGATATAATCTTGGATTCTAAGCACTTGGCTTTGGATCGTAATAAGCTGCTCCAATGCCAGGGTAGGCTTGTAGCGCTCTTCCAGATCCTTCTTGTACTGCTCGGCAATAACCATATCGGCATCCATCCGTGCAATCAAATCCTCATATCGTACCTTTGCTTTCAACAGTTCTTCCATCTCAATACTCCTCCTGTACCATTTCTCTTTCGGTCTGTCTACGCAAGCCGTTATCATTACAGAATTTCTCGATTTCAGCTTGCTTTTTGGTTAGCTTCGTGCGGTACTCCTTTGATAGGGCTGTATCGCCAGAAGCCTTTGCAACTATCAATCTTTTCTTGATAGCTCTTATATTACGCTCCATTGCCCTTTGCTTTTGGGTTGCCTCATAGACTTTTCTGTTTTCTTCTTCGTCTATTTGGTGGGGGTTAGGAACACTAATACCAGGGAAAAAGGGAAACATTCTATGCCGGCAATTAACACCACCTAAACCTTGGATATCATCGGGATATCCCGTTCTTTCCTTTAGGTTGGGGTATTCATCCTCACCATCTAGCCGGTACACCTTGCCTTGCCATCCGGCATGGTTGGCTATAGGATCTTTGGAAACTCTAGCACCAATATGGGCAGATACCTCCACATATTCCGCTCCGATTTCCTTTGTTGCTTGCTCTGCTCCCTTATTGGCTAATTGGTGTACTGCGGTAATGGTATCTCTCCGCACCGTTCCCTCTATGGAATATTTGACATATCTATTACCTCTGCGGTAGGTTGCGCCGGTTATGCCTTGGTCTGCCATATCCCTTAACGCACCCCTAATAGATGTGCCATAATCATATATTCCGCTTGCGGTTTCTATATAGGCTCTATTGATAATATCCATATAAGCTTGTCTAGTGCTTTCTAGGGCTTTTGTTTGTATTAGCTTGTATGTTTTCCCTAGCGACTTATAACTAAGCTCTATGGTGGCTCTAAGGGCTTCTGTCTGCATCAGCTTATGGGGGTCAACAAATATAAATCCATTGGTATAGGCTTTATCCAATAGATTCATGTCGATATTGCCTAAACTTGCATCGTTGAGCATTTGGGCTATTTCTCTTTCGCCCTTTTTGCTCATGCTTGCAATTACCTTTGCTGATTCAGTGGTCAATGCTCCTAGCTCATCCAGTTTCTTTAGCTGCCACTCTAATGAGCCTCCTATTTTGTCATATACATCAAATCGCTTTGCAACTTGTTCTAAAAGCTCCATTTCAATTTGGTTGTATATGGCAATAATAGGTTGGGTTAGTGCTGTTAGTTGATTGTCGGAAAGCATTTATTACACCTCCGGCTCTGGCTCTTCCTGCACCGGGATTGCTTGCATTTCTGCCACTATCTCTGTGAGCATCTTAGCCTCATATTCAAGAGCTTGCAGTTCACCCATCTTATAGACCTGTCTGTAATACTCAGCCTTAGATATCAAGCCAACATTCAGCTCCAGCATTGCTTGGCGCTTAACCTCTGCTGTGTCCTCAATAATGGAATCATCAAAATCAACTGTGATTTCAGCATCCAAACGGATTGCACCATCACCGCCAAAGACAGCCTCCACATACAGCAGACCTCTTGCCATATCAATAATGGCATCTTCCAACATTGCCTCATGCTTCTTTATCGTGCGGAACATTTCGCTATTCTGTGATATAACCTGGGTGGCTGTGGTAACTCCGCCTAGATCCCACTTAAAACCATCAGAGCCAAAGCCTACAGTTTGGGAAAGCAGGTTAAGCTGCGTTTGGATCGCTGTTGCATGGTCGCCAACCCTCAATGACATATCTACCGGCTGAATGGGGGGTACACCCTCGTCCATGTCGGGTATACGATAAAACACCTCATCGTTGGGGTCGAATACCTCTACTGTGTCTACCTCGTCACCGTTCTTCACATAGTTAAGGTTAGCCACACCATCGGTAACAAAGATTCTCTTCTTACCCAAAAGAAATTCTTTATAGAACGAATCATAGATAGCATCACAAGAGGCAAAGATATCAACGGCCCCGCTAAATACCGATGTACCCCAGGGGGAATTAAAATCATCTCTATTGGCAACATTGGGGGCAATTCTTTGGAATAGGGGTGTAATACTTCCAGTTTCCCACTTAGGAATAATGCCATGCTCTGAATAGAACTGTGCATCTACCTCTACCAATCCACCAAAGCCGCCGGCATTGCCCATCTTCACATCATTGGTCTTTAACAATGCGTTATCAACCACATACAAGCCACTTACGGGGTCTTTTAGGTGGGTTTCAAGGTAAACATATGTCTTGCCATCAATTGTCTTTGTGGAGGCAAATGCCGCCTCTGTGAGACGCCCGGAATCGTATGTAATGGGGTACATAAATTCCTGGGTCACATACTTTTGGTTGGTCTTTTCACCATCCCAATACTGAATAAGAAAACCACCGCCCAAAGCAAAGGCAGTTTCCAAAAGGTTATTACCTCTTACACGGAAATTGACTTGCTTTAGCAAGTGGTTAAGCTTCTCTTGGGTGTACTCATCTTGTACATTGATTTCCACCTTTTCATTCAAAAGCACATCAGCCCATCTTTGGCACACTTTAGCCGGGAGGTTAAGGGTCTTTCTCTCCATATCCAGCTTTTTCTTACCGCTATAGACCTTGTACTTGTGGAATTTATCAACGCATCCCTTATACCATTGTTTCCATACCTCCATCTTGGTGGCTATGTCCTCATTGGTAATAACGGATAAACTCTTGCTTTTAAGATAGGCTATTACTTGTTCGTCCATATCTTCACCTCTTACACATAATGGATTGATTTCAGCCTATTGGGCATATATTCAAACAGCATAAATCGCTTCTGTGACTTATAGCCCTCTTCGTCTGTCCAATCATCATTTTTATTGCCGGTACTTAGTCTGCGAACCTGCACACCGTACTCATCCTTGCTAATCTCGTTGTGCAAATGACCGGCATGGATCTCCCACACCTTTGCCGTTGCGAATAGTGCCGGATATTCCATAGTAAACTTACCCCTTAAACCGTTGGGGGTATCTGTGTGCTTATCTCCGTGGGTTATGCCTATAAAGCATCCATTCCACCATACCGCTTTTCTTTCCCTTGTGGAATCGTCCACGATATCGCCATATCTTTCTTTGAGTATCTGCACAAATAACCATCCAACTGTCTTATCATGGTTACCGGGGGAATATATCACACTTACCTCATTGGCGCTCTGTATGGCTGCATCAATGAGGTTGAAATAGAATGTCTTGGCATCGTATACCGCTTTCTTTAGGTCTACCTTTTCAATCAATGTTCCCTTGGTTGTTACACCCTTGGTTAAGCTGTCATTGTGGAAAAGGTCTTGACCAACGGGGATAATTATTTTATCCCAGTGCTTGCTGCCTACAATCGCAAGGATCTCACCCAGTGTATTTCGGTAATAGTCAAGGTCAGCTATGCCAAAGTGCATATCGAATAGGGGTATTTCTAGCATACCCTCCACATTTTCTATTGGTTTGTGGATGATTGGGCAAATAGGGGTATTATCTCTAATAGCCTCTAGAAGCTCCTCTAAGCGGTTTTCTGTATGCTGTTTAATCCATGCCTGGATTACCTCACCCTTGCCGTTTACCTGCACTGTGGAGGCATGAGGGGCAAACTTATAGGCTAGGTTAGCTGCCTCTAGTGTTTTGTCATCCTCTACCACCTTTTCTTTCCACTCTGCACACCGTCTCTTAAATGAGCGGAGCGACATTGTACCGTATGGCTTTATAAGCTCATCATATATTTCCTTGTATGGCTTGCCATGGTTGGCTAGGGTAACACATTTTCTTTTTATCTCATACGGAATCATACTTATTTCCTCCGCATATCAATCATTGTCCGCATGAACGGCTCTGAGGAATATTCTTGTGCATCCAAACTATCAATATTGGTAGATCCATCGTCCAAGCGCACATCCTCCTTATCCTCTTCCCATACGGCATCATCAAAAGCCTGTATGGTTTCCTTACAGTTTGAAACAATAAAATACCGCATCTGGTTCATCATTTGACAATAGAACCTAATGCGGTCAATTATTTCACCTTTTCTTGCGTTCTTTACTGCAAGGGCTATACCATTATTGCGTAATACTGTCTTAAAGCCTCTTATAAGCACTTGTTCAGCACTATCACAATATACTGTGGTTAATTGGGGGTATTCTGCTATGCACTCCTTAACGAACTCTAAGAACGCATCCTCTAGCTCATTAGGGGTCACATCTTCAAGTATTCTTTTTTCCTTTAGGGTTACAAGCTCATTAAATCCGGCTGTAAATCCAGTTAGGTTAAATGCATGGCTTGAAGCATTACCGCCAAAGTCAACACCCATAGTCACAACAGATATTTTCTTTCTTAGGGGGTGGGTGTACTTACCGTCCTTATCCCTTGCATACCAATCTGTTACCGGGATAATGTTATCTTTCTTAAAGGCTGTGTATATCTTACCCTCTGCGGTCACCCATAAGCCTAGAACATTACGGATATAGAAAACACCCGTATACATTCTTTCGTATCTTTCCCTTACCTCTTTGGTTAGGGTTAGATTGTCTTTCATGGTGAAATGCAAATACAGCAGCTTCTTATCCTTTGCTATATCCACATATTCCTTTTTGAACCAATGGGATGGGCCTTTGGGGTTACAGTTAAACCATAGCTTAGAACCAGTTACAGAACATCTAGCCATAGCCTGGGACACAAAGGATTCCGGCATCAGCGCCACTTCATCAAATAGCACACCGCCCAGGGTCATACCTTGGATTAGGTCTTGGGAGCTTTCGTCCTTACCGCCAAACTGATAGAAATAATTGGTTCTTTCACCATCAGTTATAGCAATGAGGTTTTCTGTTCTCTTTTCTTCATAGTCATAACCCAATGATATCAACTGTTGCTTTAGGGTATTGATAACATTTCTTCTTAGTGAGCCAACCGTCTTACCACATAAAGCAAAATCGCACTCGTCATAATTGGTCATAGCCCATATAACAAATGCCGGGGCCATGGATATTGTCTTACCACTTCTAACAGATCCATCGGCAATGATACCATCCCAATCCTTATAGGGGGAGGGGTCACACCACCAGGTCATTATCTTCTTTTGCTTTTCGGAGAGGGGTTGCCATTGAAAACTATTCTTCTTTTGGAGCTTCATCTGCCCACACCTCCGCAGCTGTACCACTCAAAGCACCAATAAAGCCACTTGTTACGCTCTGTGGGGTTTCTTGTGGCTCTGTGGGGTCATTTCCTAACATACCCATCAAAGTATTCATTGCTTTTATATTGCCGTTTAGAGCCATTACAACAAGCTTTGCAAGTAACGCATCAGAAATAGAGAGGTTAGCATTTTTGGCATCTGCTAGGGTTTCTATCTCGTCTATATCTCCGGCTCTCAAGGGCATAGCAACAAGCTCTCTCAGCCTTTTTCTTAGGTCTGCCTTTTGCTTTCTTATTTCACCAGAACGAATACCGCCTTTTCTCCCTAGCTCCCTAGCTTCGTCCTTGCTTCTTTCGCTCATTGGTATCAAGTTATCTTCGCCAGCCATCCTCCCCACCTCCCTTATATTTTATATGCCCTGCCGGAATTGCGCCGGAGCTATCCATGGTAGTACCAGTACCAATAAACAGAGCCATTTCTTATGGGCTATGGCTTATGTAAGAAAGGAGGCATCATCATGCCCATGTGTATACAAAAGGGAATACACACCCCTTGGTGGGTCATCTAGGGGTCGAACCTAGATACTCCCGGTTATGAGCCGGATTCTCTTCCTTTGAGATAATGACCCGTAAAAAGGTAAACTGGCAGGTTACCTTTGTAGTGTTCCAGGCAAATGGGCATGAAAAAGGAGAGGGTGTTATCCCTCTCCAGTCTTTTCTTCAATTAGCTCTAAATCATCAGCAGGTAGATTCCAATAGATTGGGCCTTTGTTTCCCTCTTTCTCTACTGTGTAACTGTCCTCCACAATATCCACAATAAAGCCGATTACATTCTGCGATTTTACTCGCACCTTATCAAATAACTCCATTGCTTGCCTCCTATTCCGGGTATGCTGTTACGAATCTTGGTTTGTTTGATCCATTATCGTACATCCATGCAGTCCGTATTTTTCCCTTTTTAGCAATGCCCAATTCCATTATTACCTCGGCTGGTATCCCGTGTTCATTTTTGTCAAATACCGCCCCACTATTATGCTTCAACCCATCTAGAATATCTGCCTCTAGCTGGTCTGTGTTCCCCAAATTGTACCCTAAAGAATTAAATACTCTGCTTTTGTTAGGCTCTTTTATTGGGTCAAGCAAATACTTGTCTAGCTTGGCTCTTGGGATGTACGCATTTGTGTAATTGGGCAACCTTTGCACCGCTAATCTGCCTCCCCTTTTGGGTTTCGGCATACTCTATTTCCTTTACTTTTTCTTTTCCACACTTTTGGGGGCCGGCTTGTTGACAGGCTCATATCTGCCAATCAGCTCACCCATGCCCTTGGGGGCTTTTCTGAATTTTTCGTTAATTCTCTTTGCAATCTCTTCTGCTGTTTCTTCTTTTTTCATGTCATTACCTCCTTAAAAACTCCATGTTCCAGACTTCTTTGTGGATTTAGAATATATCAATGCACCACGGTCAAGTACAACATACATACCACCGTGCTGTGTTGCACTAATTACATTATATCCTCTTAGCAACGCAAACTGAGAATATGTGTTATCACCATAAGAGTTGCCGTTTCTTGCCATATACCCCAGTGCTTTTCTCGTTTGGGGATAGTTCTTAATCCAACTGTCATACTCTCTCTTTAGCTGTGTTTCACTAATAACCCTAGCCGTTGCCGGGTTAAGTCTTGCAGCCGATTGTCTATCTCCATAGGAAGAACTTGCACTTTGGTTGGGTGTAAAGTTGATACCGTTACCATGTATGCCGTGCTGTTGCAATGTATCATCACCATACTTTAGATAATCGTGAATATCGTTGCCGGTCAATGTATATCCATTGGGGCCGTTAAGGTTTACTGTGCTTTGAGCATTGTAAATAATCTCCTTGCCCTTGGAGTTAAGTGCAAATGTCGCATCATCCTCCACAATAGGCTTTTGGTTAATGCCCAATGCATACACAAATCTCTGCTGATTGTTAGCCATAAGATAGTCCGGCAGATCCTGCTTTGTAATTGCCAGGAGGATGTCGTGTAGGTCTTGGTCATTCATCTGCTGCACATCCGCCAGCGTAATGCCAGATTCCGTCAAGTCAATAGATCCCTTGGTCTTGGCATCTTGCCACATCTGCTTTGCATTGATTGGCCCTCTTGCTTGTATAGTTGGCTGTGGTGTCGGCATAGGCGTCGGTTGCACCTGTGCTTTCATTGCCCCTTGCCCACCTCTGCTAGATTTAGGCATTATCTTTCACCCCCTATATTACAACACTTCAACATCAATTACAATCTGTTTTATTGCGCCACCGGCTCTAGGGTATACTGTTGCACCAGTAAACCTTGCCCCGGTAATCTTATACTGACCACCTCTTGCCAAAACATACTCCGCCTGGTCTGTTCTTGCTTGCACATAATTTGTGCCGGATTTAGCCTTTATGTTCCACACAAGGGATCGCCCACCAGATTGATTGCCGTTAAGAAATACATTCTTGGTAACATCGTAGGAGGTGGAAAGGTACTTGTGTTCTGTCCATGTCTTTCCTACCAATGCTGCACTAAGCTGTGACTGGCTCATACTTTGATAATTAGCCACACCCAATCTCTGCATCAATCCAGAGCCGGAGGGGTGTAAAGCATGGTCACCACGCACCAAAAGGGTATCTTGCTTCAACGGGTGCATAGCGCTGTCCATATACTTTACCATCTTCTTCTCTGTTTGGTCAAGCCCTGCGTTGGCAATGTTGCCTTGGCTATCCATAAGCTTGTTGTTAAGATTCTGTGACCGTGAGAATCCACCCGCTTGCTGGTCACCTCTACCATACTGCTTTAGGATATATCTTGTCATAATATCCTGGGTTGCCAGGTAGTTGTCTTGGGCTTGAACATTCTGTTGCACTTGGGTCTGTGTCAACGGATTAAAGCCTTGCTGTTGGGCTTGCTGTTGGGCTTGCTGAATGGTCTGTGCAGCTCTCTGCTGTGCTTGCGCTTGCCGTTGCTGTCTGCGCTGTGTCAATATAACACTTTGCTGTGCTTGGCTCTGCGTGGCTGAACTGCCAGCCTTGCCACCTCTGCTATTCTTAGGCATCAGCCCACCTCTTTTCTGTAAACTTCTCTATTCTTTCAACCTCTACCCCATCCATAAAGGGGAAAAGGTTGCCATATACGATTACTTTTGTGGGGTCAAGTATTTCCACCATTGTGTTAAACTCTTTCACCGCACAATCATAAACTTCTTTTCTGTCCTCTCTAACCCACATGGAGCTATAGGCAACAACACCATGTTCCGGCTCACCATCCAAATACCATTCCAGGCTTCTTTCATCTGTGCTGCATCGGATTGTAGGTATCACCGTAATTCCGTGAGCTTGCCAGTATGCAGCCACCCAATGCTTTCTGTAATGGTTGAATATCTGTGTTGCCAAAGGCATATCGCCATAAGGGGAAAAGTCCGGGGCCATAACACACGCATACTTTTTCAACTTCTCAATGTATGCATCGGGATTGTTCCACACTCTTTCAAATTGATAATCGTCAACGAAAAAGTGTACTCCCTTGCCCTCTGGGTTCTTGTCACTTAGTACATAATTAAAGCCTATCCATTCTGTTACCTGGGGCAACTCATAGACAGGCTCTATTTGCGGTATATCATAAGCTCCCACACCAGGGAACTGAGCATAGGCAAGGTTAAGAATGTTCTCTTTCATCTCTTGCGTTTGCTCTTTATAGTTAGGCTCGTCCGGCTCGTCCAATATGTCTGGAATATCAAAGCCGTACTCCTCCATATCAAAGTCAATAATGCCGTCCAACTCAATAGCCAACATATCCGGGTCAAAATCCGTGTTCATTGTCAGCTTATTGTGTGCCAGGATATAGGCTTTCTTCTGCTTTTCCGTCATATGGGATAAACGAATACAAGGTGCTTCTGTATAACCCATTTGCTGAATAGCCTTAAATCTTCCGTGACCCTCT